ATTCAATGATATGATGGGTCAATTTCTTGTGGAATTACACAAGACATTTCCAGAAGAAAAAGGCTTGAAAAAGTGTTTATCGGCTTTCGATTTAATGAAAGCTTCAAACCCACGTTTAGTTGTAGACGGGTTTATGCAGGGTGTTACCCCATATGCTGATAAGATTTCGTCCAAAGACGAATCATTTTTCATTGAAGAATCTAAGAATTTAGATTTCATGAAAGGTGTAAATCTCGAAAAACACTGGGGAACTGCTTCAGAGAACACAAAAAGTGCGATTTGGCAATATGTTCAGACGCTATATATGCTCGGTACAACCATTAGTTCTATCCCAGAAGACACACTTTCCATGATTGAGACAGTTGCAAAGCAATGTGCAGATAAAATGGGTGAAGATGGAAGCGAACTTGACGAAGCTGCATTGATGAAAACGATGCAGGGTATGTTGGGTGGTATGATGAAAAAATAAACTCACTATATATAAATGACATCTTGGTTTGAAGATCCAAAACAATTGGTTCGAGTAGAAAAAGTTCATGAATTTTGGCCGTCAAAGGCACAATCTTCAGCAGACCGTGTTAATGCATCAGCTCGTTTTATTATTTACGCGACGTGTATAATTTATCTTATAAGACGTGATCCACGTATATTTGTTTTGGGTGCGACTGCACTTGGTGTTCTTTATATAATGGAAAAATCTAATATGGTGAAGGACGGTGTTATAAGACCAGCAAACGTATACAAAAATGTAGGTAAAGAATGTTCAATGCCAACAAAAGATAATCCCATGGGAAATGTTCTCATGTCGGATTATGCAGATAGACCGGACAGACCACAGTCATGTCATTACCCAACCGTAAAAAACTCAGTAAACAGTTTTCTTACAGGTGATGTGCTATATGGACCAGCCCGTTCACGTTCAAGTATGCCCACATACCAAAGAAATGCATTATCGAGGCAGTTTGTAAGTATGCCAAACACATCTATAGGCGATTCACAACATTATGAATTTATACATGGTAAAAGAGGTAATACATGCCGTCAAGATCCAACATTGTGTAACCCAGATGCGAGAGGGGTTCAACTCGAGGCGTTTTCTGGACTTGATCCAAACGGCGATAAGAGAAGTGGTATGCATAGAGGTTCGGGATTAGCCGCCGGACATAGTTCGTAATTTTAAACAATTTAATAATAAAGTAGTAGATACTCGATTTCCATAAACAAAATCTTTTGTAATAATAAATGGCGTATCAACTCCAACCAGGAATGAAAGTGGTTCAAGATCACGCGGTTCCAGCCGTTTGTGCGACCGAAGAAGTTTTTACATATCCTCAGCCCAGTACCCTTAACTATGGGTCAAGTAGACCAAACACCATGTTATATGGTACCGCTCCATATATGGCGGGTAAAGGTTCACCAGCACAGTACATTGACACATCTGATCAACTCAGACCACAAAGTACATCTCGTTTCAATAAAGTTTTAGCGAAGACTTACGAAAGAAATTTTCACCCACTTCAAAATGTCGAGTGTAAATTACCACTTAGAACACAATCATATGAACCATCGAGTACCAGAGCCGAAATGCAAAATGGTTTGTTTCAGCAAAGATACCTCAATAAAAATCTCGCTAAGAAATAAGAATGGCTGATCCTATATCTATAATGGCTATAGCCGGCTTAGTTTATGCCGGTAGAAAATTAAGTCAACCAGACGAAAAATATACAATACAAGGTAATGAAATAGAAGAATCTGAAGTCGTTTCGGAATTTTCGGATAGAGATGTATCTATACAATCTGAGTATTTGGGACCTTTATCACCATTAGTCGAACCATCATATAATTCAAAGCAAGAAATGGGGTCATTCGCTGAAGTTGCTCCACAACAAAGATCATCGGGAGGTGAAGTTTTGTCTATGAGAAATCGTATGTACGACGCAGGGCGAATGAATAATCTTTCACCAATTGAAAAACAACTTGTCGGACCAGGTTTGGGTGTTGGACCAGAAGTTCCTGCATTTGGAGGTAATCAACAACTGTTTCGTGTTAATCCAGAGAATGTTGGTGCGTATCGCTTAACCACTTTACCTGGTAGGTCGGGACCAGCATTTGATTCCAAAGGTGGTAGACGCGGTATTGTCGGTGAAGTTTCACATAATAGACCAGAAAAGACCGCGTTTTTGCATGGTCGTCTTCCTCCAGTTGCAGGCAGAGCACAGGGTATGACTGGTAGAACGCCAAGAGCAGAACACGAACGCACAAAGAAAACAACAAATAGATCCGAAACGGGTTCGAGAACCGATACATTAAATTTCGCATCGGCTAAGAGAACGGTTTCCGCACTTACACGCGCTCAAGAACCAACACGAAACAAAGCTGATGGTTCTATCGGACAGTATCAATACAACAATCAACCAGCCCCTGGCATTAGTAGCTTTGTTGGTGGATACTTAAATACACCAGCGACTAAGATCGGTGAAAAGAGAACATATGGATCTGCATACACAGCAGAAGAACTCACAAAATACGGTTTCAGACCAGACGATAGACGTGGTAAACCAAATAGAGCTGCGGGTCCAGGACGAATGAATGTTCGTGCCGATGCACTTAACCAAGGGGGTATGGTTACGAGTGTTCGTTCCGATACAACGAGAATTGATGGTCGAGTAAATGCCGCAAATGGCGCTTGGACACAACAATATAGAAACAACGATTACCATAAATTCAATGCTTATAAGGGACACGAAAATCCAAATGCTACAAGTATGAGTTTGGATACAGCTAGAAGACAGCTTTCAAGTAACCCATTAGTTCATAGCCTTTCTTAAATAAATATAGATTGAGACATACACTCATTAAAATATTGTTCATATATTTTAATGAAGGTACACACCTTAGATATAGACAGTGGTGAACGAGACCCAATTTTGTACCCAAATGTAGCTGATTATGTTGTACACCTAAAAAACCCTATTTATGACGTAACTAAAATTTCACTTATATCAGCACGTATACATAATAGTCAATTACTTATAAATGATCATAACAATACGTTCACAATAAACAATACGTTGAATAACTACGATATAACAATACCAAACGGAAACTATGATGGTGTAGATCTAGCTTCAAATGTTGTTATACATTCAGGTGGTAGGTTATCAGGATCTTCGTATGATAAAGATACAAATTCTATAACGTTTGAAGGTCCAAGTCAATTTAGTTTTGATTTCTATAACGGTACAAATGGGTATAAATCAGGTATCATTGGTAAAACAACACCACACGATATATTGGGTGTAACTGCTTCTAACGTATTCTCTACATCCATTTCTCCTTATAAATTCTATACTGGTAGTATTAATTTACAAGGTCCTGATGCAATTATTGTTAAAATGAGTAGCGGTTCAGATGAATTTAACAAAACTGTATTTTCCGAAACACCCTTCTATACAGGACGTATACTTCTATGTGGGGATGTGATTAACTTTTCGGGTGTTGATGACACTGTCGAACACAATTTTGATTCTGGATCACAGAAAACGATATCGAGTTTACGTGTTCAGTTTTATTACAGTAGTAACAATCGGTTAATACCATATGATTTTAGAAATGCGAATCATATACTTAAACTTGCAGTCACGTGTTCAACTGATAAACTTGAGAATATTGCTAAAGTGGAACGAGACTTTGCTCTTCCACCACCTATGAGTATCCCCGAAATGGAGGATCCGCGTAGATGGGATGCGTTTATATCTATATTTATGGTAGTCGCAACCGGTTTATTTTTATTATTGGTTATGCGTAAGCCTAAACTTATCGAGTAACCGCGAAGAGTGGTTGAGCTGGCTTTTGCACACGTGTAGAGACACGGGAGATACCAACATAGACCAAGATGGACAAGAGCGTCGTAAACAAGGCCGTGAGCGTGTAGTTCATACCACCGTTCTTGTTGACCTTAACAACTTGGTTAACAGTCCATCTGACCAAGTCCATCCACGAGAGGGCGGCGGCGAAGGAGAAGCCGGCAACGACGGCGTTGAGGGATTGGGACTCGAGTTCACGAGCGACGAGCGTAACAGTTTCAGCAGCAGTAGACATTTTTATATATAGTATCCTGAGATTTTAATCGGGGAGTAAATCTTCTTCTATTAAAATTTTTTTATAGTGTTTCGGTTTCATATATCCTTTTAACATACCAACATTTATACGTTCTATTCCTGAGTCAGATCCCGAATCTGTTTCTGTATCGGAATCACTTTCAGTATCAGAACTATCATCGTCATCATATATCTTAAAATGTTTAGACGTTCCTTCATATCCTTCAGGTTCCGATATGTTCATTACTATCTATAGCATTTTTTAACATTAATTCTGACGGGTTTTTTGGTTCCCATGCATCCCAATTATCATACGCCATATTCATTTTGACAAACTTATATTCGCGTCCTGTGTACCGCGTAAAAGGAATTTCTTCATCTTCAAATTCAATGTCGTCTTCTTCATCTTCTTCATCTTCTTCATCGGAAGATTCTCTATATATTTCTGGGAAATATGTTCCCATTTTCCTACCAACTTCATTCATGGCACAATATTTCATGGCATATTCCATATCTTCACTAACAACCATATCTCTACCAGAAGCCTTGGCGTATTCAGCTGCGAGAACCATAGTTCTTTCGAGTACGGGCTGAATAATGTTAATAGCAGAGTCCTGGACCTGCTCAATTAAGTTTTCGGTTGCGTCTTTTTCTTGTTGATTCATTATAAATTAAACAGTGTTTTAGCAATTCCGTTTTCTACACGGAGTATGTTATAACTTAGGCCTAAAACTCTAAGTTCTCTTTTAGCCAGGTTGTCTGGTAATATTTTGAGTTTTAAATGCTGTTCTTTAATTAAACTAAAATTTCTTTGTCCGGTTGGATACCACCGCTCGGGTTCAAGTGCGAAACTATACGAATAGTATCTTCTAAATAATTGTGTTCTTGAATGATGTATACCACTTTGTACTGCGCGTAAGTTTATGACATTACCCGAAACTTTATCTAAAATAATTGAGTCGTCTAATTGTATTTCAAGGTTTTGTAAATGTTCATAATTTACGTATTCACCGTTATACAATTGGTAATTTGAATCATAATCAAAATTGGTAACAAAATGACCACCTATAACTTTTCTAAGTCTTTGAATTACAAAAAAAAGTTCCTTTATGGGATTTTTAAATTCAAGTTTATGTTTAATATCAACCACAGAATCTATATTTAAATCCTGTGGTATTTCAGTCTTACTCTCTTGTATCTGAGTGATTATATAATCTATTTTTTTACTTAATAACATCTGTTTTTCTTCTTCATCTAGAGAAATCATTTCAGTTGTTAATTTTAAACTTTTTATAAGTCCTTTTGTTTGTACGAAATCACCTAAATAAAAAATTGAATTACTATTTGCAGGGTCAGTTGCGTCATACCCCCAAACACAATCTTTTAGATCTCTAAGTTTTATAACAATTTCTATTTCCTGACCTGTTATGGCACAAAGTGGTACAGCAAGTTCGGGATTATTATAAAAATAAAATGGTATATCAACAAAATATTTAGTATCAGAAGTTGCTAAACCTAGATACCCTGCAATTTGAACTGAAGATACCCGAGTACCTGAAAATTCTAAAGGTGGTTTACCAATAAGTTTCTCTAAATTATGTTGTTTTGTTTGTGTAACGTAATTATCAGAATATATAGCTAAGAAATCACTTGGTATATGCTGAATAACCTGACCACCTATCAGAATTTCTACATACTCAATCATGGCATGACCTATAGATTCTACGTATCCTATACCTTCAATATTGTTCACTAAATTCTGTTGTATACTAGATAATTCAACTTTCATACTCACTGTCTTAAGAAGATCACCTTGGTTTTGTGGGATTGTACATCGAATAGTGTTACCAAATTCTACTTCACCTTCAACGTCTAAATCAACAAAGAATGGTGCAAAGTTTGTATGTTTTTGAAAATTCTTTATGAAATAGGTATATTCGGGGTCGTCTGTAAAAAAGGCGTCCTGTGGACCAGATGTTTCTAATTGAACACGTCCAGCCATTACTAGTATAACTGACTAAAATTTTAAACCCCCGAGTCCGCTGCTTATACGTAAAACGTTATAGTTTACAGCGTATACGTAAACTTTGTGTCCGAAACTCGCGTCTGGTGTATCGAGTTCAATATCTATCAAATTATGTGCTATTCTACTCATGTTAAC